TATCCTAGGAGGAAAAATGAACACAGAACAACTAAAGGCACTACTTGCATCATACGGACGTTCAGTCCTTGCATCAGGCCTTGCACTATACATGGCAGGGGTAACAGATCCAAAGGATCTATGGACTGCACTTGTAGCAGCACTTGCACCCGTTGCAATTAGAGCAATCAATCCAGCAGACAAGGCTTTTGGTATCTTGCCAGATGCTAAGGCTGTAGAGACGGCTCTGAAGGCTGCTAAGGCACCTGTAAAGAAGAAGGCACCTGCTAAGAAGGCAGCGACAAAGAAGTAATATTTACTTACAGAATTGCCAGTCTAGAAATAGGCTGGCTTTTTTGTTTTATGAATTAATTAGGTTTATATATTTATCCGTTAATGACTCTGTTGCAAAATTAATAAATCCAAGATCAAATGCTTCTTGTTTAATTAAACTATTTTTCTTTTCCATGTATTCATCAACTGCTTTTGCAAGTGTCTTTGGATCAACATCATATACATCAATAATAGCCTTAGCCTTAAACTCATCAATTTTACTTGCCTCTACCGTCCACTTATCTGGAAGGATTACATTGTTTGGAGAAATGCGGGGCATAAAAACAGGTAGCCCACTAAGAAGAGCCTCATTCATAGGTAAACATAATCCAGCATACCTTCTAGGTAATACCATTGCATCATAACCAGAGTATAGGTCTTCTGGTTCTTTTGTTGTACTAGTCTGAATAGTTAGTCTTTCATTGGCATTTCTAATACCTAAATCAGTTTGAGTTTTAATTACAACTTCGTAATCTCCAGTAGAATACTTAAGCATTTCTATAACAGAATTAGTGCCATTTCTATCTTTAACTGCAGCCTTGCCACCAACATGCAGAATGCGATTATGATTCTTTGACATATTGTTTTCTTTTGCATTCTTAAAGTTTTCATGGTTTGTTGGTGGTGGTAGATAAACAACCTTACATTTATCACCAAATCGTGCAACTATCTTGTCCATATTCCATAGGCTTGGTGCAACAAGAACATCTGGAAGTGACCACTCTGTATGTACAAGGTTTCCAAAGAACTCATAATTATATTGAAGTATTGTCTTCACTCCACGAGATCTTGCCATATCAATAAATCTTGGACTATAAAACGTTTCACAACTAATAACTACGTCAACATCTGTAATAAAGTTTGCTATCTCAGCACTTGTTGGAAACCCTTTTAGTGTAGCAGTATAGTTATATCCATCATACCAGTCAAAATGTTGCTTGTTTTGATTAAAGAACCTTGAGTTAATAAGCATAACCTTGTCAGGGTTTAACATATTAACTAATTCCCTAGTTTGATTACCAAGACCAGTATCATCACATCTTGCAATTATTCCAATTCTCATTCAGTATATCCCCAAACAAGATCATCACTAGTATATTTTCTTCCTCCTTGGCGACCATCTAAATGATATGATCTTTTTATATTTCCTTCGGGATGATAGATCCACAACTTATGCTTATTCCATCCATCTTCAGAAAAGATACCATATGGAGAAATATCATCTTGAACTCTTCCATGTGTTGTATCTTCAATAAACGCAAAATCTTCTAATGGTGGAAGAATAACTTTTCTATAATACTGCACAGTAGATAGGTGTGGTCTTTGGCTCCATTGAGATGTTTTCATAAAACCATTTTCTAGTCCAAACATTAAGTGTTCGTGTGGTTCTGGAATAAAAGCCTCAAAGTGAAAACGAATAGTGTTTGCTTTGCCATATTCAAACATGTCTAAACACTTTTCCCAATCAATATCGTCAGTTGTTAGTGGAGCATCTCCCTCAATGTAAAGAAGACAGGCTGTATCTATAAGATCAATAGTTTGCTTTAGCATTGTACTTTGATGACTATGCTTATCAAATATAATTGGCAATACATTGTCGTACTCATGTAAACACTTCCATAAAATTCTATTCTTATATTCATCATAGTCTTCTTTGCGATGCAGTTGTTCTGATCTTAATCCATCAATTTGCATTATAATTTCATTGTCTGGAAAGTGATGCCTGATAGACTTAATAGTTTCATCTATCATGTCTGTGCTTGGATGTGCTGGGACTATTGATGTTGCAAGTATTATTGTTACATCTCTTTTATGCATTTATCTGCCTCATAATTTTAATTCCTAGATCTCTTTTTTGTTTGATCCACCAACATACTACTTGATGCATGTTGTTTGGATAGTGATCTAATAATCTTGGAACTAATTTTTCTATTTCATTCCAGTTTGATATCTCTTTAAATGGAACATAAACTCCAAACATTTTTTTATAAAAATCAGTTTGTATTCCTTTTGGGTCTATTGTATCTGCTATTGGAAGTGTTAATAGTTCTATTGATTCAAAAAATCTAAAGGTATCTATCACTGCAGCACCTGATGGACATGGAGCAATCTTAGCACTTGCTAACTTGGAATAATAATCTTTTGGCTTATCTCCTTGAGAAAATCCATTAGTTGGACCATATAAAGAGTTTTTCAGTTTTGGCATAACCCCCGCCAATTCTTTTCTTCTTTGATGTGTTATCTGTCCACCAAAATATACATCGTAATCTTTTGTCTTATATGATGGAAGGTTTTCTTTTAAGTGTTGTGGAACACCAATTGGCATCTTATTATATTTACCGTGCTTTTCATGAGGGTATTGAATCCAAATCTCAATATTAGAATGTTTAATTTTATTTACATCAAACCTGGCATTTTCATCTCCATTAATAAATAAAACAACTCTAGAAAGTTTGTTTAGTTCATTAGACAATAGTTCTTCATTGCCAGCAGTTTGTGGTCCAGGAATTACAACAAAGGCTTTGTCTGACTTTGGAATTTCTGTAACTCTTATTTGATCTACTTCGTGCTTATCAAATATTTCTTTTATTAATCCATAATCCCATTTATCATTTGCATAATCTTGACCATCGTGAGAATACAGGTATGCTTTAATTTGATTCATAGTATAAGTGAACCTCATGTTGATAATCTAAAAGTATTTCAGTATAGCCAAACCCCTTAATCCATTGTCTAAGATTATATAAAGATTCATCCCATTGCTGTAACATAAACTCAGGGTGTCCAGATAACCAAATCTTAGGCTTGTGCTCTCTAAGCACCCTCTCAGCCCCTCCTAGGACCCTCCATTCACTTCCCTCTACATCTAGAGAAATCGCTGTAGGTGGTTTAATACCATGATCATATACACAGGAGTCTATTGTGATTTGACCATATGTATCTCCTTCAAGATATAATTCTTTAAATCCATGTGCTGCTTCAATTACATTGTTTACTTCTAGTGGCCACTCATTATAATATATTCTTGAAAGATTATTTATCTTATCAGATGCAAAACCAGGAATACAAGCCATTGGAAGATCTAAATCGTTTGCACTCCAAAGTAATGGAAAATGTGACCAGACTTTAGGGTTTGGTTCAAATAAAACAACTTCTGCACCCCACATCTGACATAATGCTGCAAACTCACCCTCCTCTGCGCCAACATAATACATAACGTCATCAGAAGAAATGTTTTCTGACATATGTTTTAGTCTTGGCTTTTCCCATCCATGAGGTTCATACCATTCTGGACGTGCAGCACGATGCTCAGGTAAGGTTATTTCAAACTCGCCATTAACTACAACTTTTTTCATTTCTATCATTTTTCTAACCACTTTACTAATGGAACCTTTGGTGTCCATCCAGTTAATTCTTTAAATTTTACATTTGATGCAAGAGTTTCTTGAACCTCTCCAACTCTTGGCGGTATAAATTTAACATCATTTGAAATCATATTAGCAATCTCAAGTATAGAGTAGTTACTTCCATAACCAATGTTGTATACCTCACCAAAACCATCTTTTATCTCAGAAGCAAGAATGTTTGCTTGAACTACGTCTGAAATATGGGTAAAGTCTCTTCGCTGAGATCCGTCACCAACTACTGTTAGTGGCTTACCTTCTTCATGCTGCTTTAAAAATAAACCTATAACTGGTGCATACTGACCCTTTAATGGCTGTCTATCTCCATATACATTAAAGTATCTAAGGGATATCGTCTCAAGTCCATATAAATTATAGTAAACTCTTGCAAGGTTTTCACCAAAAACTTTAGCAGTAGAGTATGGTGTTAGCGGGTCAGAAGGCTGTGTCTCTATGTTTGGAAGAATTGCTTTTTTGCCATACGCAGATGATGTGCTTGAATAAATAAATCTTTTTACTTTATTAATTCTAGATAACTCAATAACATTTGCGGTACCTACAGCGTTTGATTCAATGGATTTTCTTGGATTTAATATTGCTGGTTGTATCCTGGCATCAGATGCGATATGAAATACATAATCAATACCATGAAATAAATGTGCAATCTTTTCGTAATCACAAATATCATACTTATAATTGTTTGCTTTTGGATTCCAATAAAACTGTTCATGACATTCTGCTGATTCATTATCTATGCATATAACACTATGACCAAGTTCTATAAGTTTATCAACAAGATTAGAACCAATAAAGCCTGCCCCACCTGTAACTAAACAATTCATTTAATACCAAGTTCTTCTAAGATCGCAGTCCATCTATGAACATATGTATGTTCTTTCTTTGTACGGTTATGGCCATTGACTCTAATTCTTTCTCGTACCAAAGAGTTTTCAAGATACTGATCTATCTTATCTTTTAAGTTATTAAAGTCTCCGTGCTTATAGAATACAACTTCATCAGGCATAAAGTATTCATCTAGTCCTTTAATCTCAGGGTATATAGTAAAACCACCACGACCAGTAGACTCAAACAATCTATCACTAGTATAGTAAGGATACTCAAACCCTATGTTAAGGCTATCTCCAACTGCAATCTTACTCTTAGCATAAATACGATTCAATGCATCTCCACGTATGGTTCCAGTATCGCCATCTCCACCAACATGTAAGAACCTTTTACCATATGTCTTTCTTAAGAAATCAATTAGTTCTGGACGATACTTATGCTCATGGTGATATCTTTTGCTACCAACAAAAATAACATCGTACTCAAAGTTTTGTGTGTCATAGTCTGGATGGATGTAACATTCTTTATCGTATACCCCAGCAGGCATGAAGTGGCCCTTAACGGAAGTGTTG